GCGTACCGCCCTCGCCTGGGCCTGGCCGTGCTGCCGCCTCCGGTCCCTCGCCCCCTGCTCAACTCCCTAGGCGAGCCCTCGGAACGCTACGACCCGCGAGAGGACGAGGCCTTGCACCTTTACATTGAACTGCTCGAACACCTCGCCTCGTCGCTCTATATCGCCTCCGGCTCCGTCGAGGACCGGACCTTGGGCAGGCTCGGACTCCTGGGCCTTCTCGATGCCCGGCACATTCGAGAGACCTTCCCCAGCGAAGTCCAACTCCTGGCCTGGGAAGAGGTGCTCATTGAAGAGACTCTCACGCGAATTATCGAGCACGGCACGCCCAAGGCCAGAGAGGGCATGTGGAAAAAGCACGGCCTCCAGCCCCATGAACTGGATTCACTGGTCCGCATCGCCAAGGCACGGGCCTCTATCCGGTACGCCAGCGATGTCGAAGAAGAACGCCAACTCATGGTCTTGCGGCTCGAAGATTTTGTCCGTCGCAGCAAGGAATCGTTCGACCTGAGAAACGAACTGGCCGCCCTCAAGCAAATGGCCGTTGTCATGGGGCTTTCACGGGTCGAGGCTGACGATACCATGCACGATTTCATTGAGGTGGTCCGTAAGGTCTCGGATGAACGCCAGCCCGCCCGCCAGATCGAGGCCAAGGTCATCGACCCGCAGGAGTCTGTAGCATGAAGTTCAAGATTACGCTTACCGCTACCCGAACGATTCCTGTCGATAAACGAGACTATCCTCACAATGTCTCGGTCCAGCAGATGATGCAGATAAGCAAAGAACTTGCCGAGGCCGACCCCTTTAGCGAGGTCGCGGAGGCGGACCAGATCACGGCCAAGGTAGAGTGCATAGAACCGTAAAGACCTGCACGGATGCAGGCCCCAATCCATGACTTAGGAGAAATCACATGTGGCCAGGACCGATTTACAAGAAGTCGCTGACGGCGTTGTTGTTGTTGATATTGCTGGTATGCTGCTACCTGCCCTTGGGAGGTTGCGATTCGACCAGTGCTGAGCGGGTTGACCGTCTCAAGCTCCTGGTGGACCGTTCCTTGCAGCAGTCGGCTCAACTGGACGCCAGCATCGACAAGCTGCAGACCGTTATCGAGGAGCAGAAAACCGTCTTGGTGGACCCGAATACCTCCGACTCTCATGCCGGTGACATTGCGGCATTTCTGGCCAAGGCCTCGGAGATGCTGGGCAAGGCTCAGGAGAAGAAGCACACCGTAGAGCAGCAAATGGCCAAGTGGCAAGGGCAAATTGAACAGATTCAGGCCACAGGCAGTATCAACGTGGGCGACGAGCTTGATCTTTACGGGCAGGGCATTACCGGGGGCAGTCAGGCGTTGCCTCCTCCCTACAATCTCTATGGAATGCTCTTGGGAACGGTCTTGAGTGCTGTGGGAGGGGCGTATGGCGTAGCCAAGCGAAAACAGGCCCAGGAGGCCAAGAACGACGCGACCAAGAGCGACTCCGTAGCCTATGACATCGTTAAATCGGTCGATGTCCTGCTCGGCCAGATGGAAGAAGGCGAGGTTTCGGCCTCTCAGGCCAAGACCATTCTTCGAGCCGAGCAAGACCGGCAGACGCGCCAGGCTGTTCGTGCCGTCAACGGAGAGACGACCTAGCAATCATTACCAAAAGCCTGAAGTGTGGGCGGGTTCGGAGTGTGTCCCGGCCCGTCCATGCTCAGTTTTCTTTCTTTATCTATAGGAGATTCTGACATGCCTTCATGGCCTCAATCTCAAGCGATTACCTTAGCGGCTACATCCACCCTGACGACTTCTTACGGCGACGGGGACGCGGGCTGGCTCTCGGAAGAGATCAATTGCCAGAACCTCAGCGACGTTCTCATTAGACTGGACGTGACCAAGGGCGATGCCACGGCCTTGTCCCTCAAGGTGCTCACGGGCAACCCCGGCGAGGCGGTGGCCGACTTGGCGACCATGCAGAAGATCGACGGCAATGGCGTCTTGTCTGATCTGATTCTGTCCAAGTCGCTTTCTGCCAACTGCAAGTCCGTGTTCCGTATTCGCACGGCAGCCTTGCCGATGATTCGACTGGCGGCCAAAGTCGATGCAGGCACGGGCAGTCCAGCGGCGACGGCTCGCAAGATCGGCTCATACTGATGTGAGAGGGGGCTCTAATGCTCTTAGCTGTCGCTGAAAGCTGGACGTGGGCGATAGGCACTATCGCTACGATGATCCTCGTGCTGTTGGGGTGGCTCCATATCCGTATGAAGGACATCGCCTCTCAATTGCGTGCAGACCGGGCCAGTACGGTGCGGGGATTTAGCGAGGCTAAAGACCGGATTCAACAGGTCAGCAAAGAAGCGGTTGCTGGCGATGCCAAAATATACGCTCATCTAAGTGAGTATTACATGCAAAAAGGAGAAGCGACAGCCCGCATGGAAGTCATTGTGGCAGAGATTCGAGGTATGTCCAAGGAGGTTGCCGCCTCGGTAAAGGCCATAGGGCAGGCGGCGGCTCACGTCACAGAGCAGGGGGAACGAATCGCCAAGGTCGAGGCCACTTGTCAGGCCCGTCACGCCCCCCAGCCTTCGTAGAGGAGGCTGAGTGTGGGTCGATTTGCTCGACAATTCGAGGGCGTTTACCGAGAGATCAGCCGGGACATACTCAAGTTCTGCCGGGCCATGAACTTCCAGCCGACACGGCAACAGAAGGAGTTGCTGGTGGCTATCCAGCGGGCTCAGATGGGCTTGGAGTCGAACTGGATTGCCTGTAAGTCGGGCCAGGGGCCGGGCAAGACCAAATGTTCGGTATATGCGGCCCTGTGGCGGACCATTCAAGCGGTCGATGCCTTGACGGTTCTGACGGCCCCGACGCAGAGGCAGTGCAAGGACGTGTGGTTGTCCGAATGCCGCAAGAGTGTCGAGAAAGCAGACCCGGTGCTGCAACGGTTCATCAAAGTCACCAAGTCCAAGGTCGTTATCGGGGGCCGACCGGATTGGGGGATCAAGACCGTGACGGCCTCGAAGGAGGAGAACGCTCAGGGATACCACGATCCGAACATGACCGTGATCTGTGAAGAGGCATCAGGCATCCCGACTGAGATCGTGACACAGTTCAAGGGCACACTCTCCAACCCCAACTCGTTATTTATGATGATCGGGAACCCCAACAGTCGCCAATGTGCCTTCTTTGACTGCTTCCATAGCCAGCGACATCGCTGGAAAACCCTCACGTTCAATGCCGAGGACACGGCCCGTGATTATCCTTGGATTGTCAGCCCTCAGCGAAATAAGGACTTAGAGGAGGAGTTTGGCAGGGACTCGGATGTGTACCGGATTCGTGTCCTGGGCGAGTTCCCCCACAGCGACCCCAACTGTGTCCTCTCGTCGGAGGACTTGGAAAAGGTTGTGGACCGCAAGCGGATGGTGGCGATGGCGAAGATTCCGCGAGCAAACAGGCAACTGGCCCGTCAGTTCGGGCTCGATTTTGCCCGTTATGGCGGCGACGAGAACACCATCTTCCGCCGTAGCGGCAACAGTATCGTTGACTGGAGGTTTTTCGCTCATGTAGACCCCAGCCAGACGGTGGATGCGGCGTTTCGGATGCAGAAAGAGGCTCATTGGAAGGACGAGGACTGCTGGTACGTGGCGGACGCCGGAGGCATGGGCCAAGGGGTCATGCACATGTTCTATGAGCGGGAAAAACAGGTCGTCGAGTTCAATAACGGCTCACGGGCGATGGACCCGGACTATGACAATAAGATCACCGAGGCATGGTTCCATTTTGCTCGTTTGACGCGAAAGCAGCGGTGCTATCTGCCCGGAGATAACCGTCTCATGCAGCAACTTTCAGGGCGTCGGTACTATGTGACTAAAAAAGGTAAGCTAGTCCTGGAAACGAAGGATGAGTACATGAAACGAGGGTTTGACTCGCCCGACCGCGCCGATGGCTGTGTGTTGAGTTTTTACGATGAGGTAGAGGCTGTGGCCCATATCACGGCTCAGCAGAGAGCGGGCTACGAGCTAGGGACCAAAGCACGATAAGGAGGAAGGGTAGATATGAAGTGCCCTCAATGCAAACGCAAAATGAAGATTACACACACTCACGAAAGTGCGGGGGTGGTGTTTCGTCGAGCCTTGTGTGTCTGCGGATGCCGGGCTACGACGCAGGAGATGATAGCTTCGATCAATTCCCGGTACGGCGAAGGGGCAGCGGCCAGAGCAAACAGGCACCGCCTCCGGGGAGAGGATCAGGGAACTCCCACGGAGGCGGGCCCAAAAGACTAAGGACCAACAAGGGTCTTGGTGACGCCGGTAACGGAGGCTATGTCTACAACGCTGTCCTCATTGAAGGGGACGCTCTTGACGATGAGGGTTCCTGCTGTCAAAACCGACGAGGACAGGGAGGTGAGCAGGTCGGCGTCCATGATAAAGGCGTATTTTCCGCTGGCGTGAGCGGCTTGGGTTGTGCCTTGCTGGGCTCGGAGCAGGCCGTCAAGGCGGTAAGTGTCGCCTCCCAGGGCAGTGATGTTTCTCAGGTAGATTAGCTCGTCCTCGATCATGCACTGTTGCTTGCCTGCCTGCCACAGGGACACGTCCCCGGACAAGTCGAGCACGTCGGCAATGTCGTCGTTTGAGGCCTCGAACACGGGCCCGTTTTCGATCATGGTGCAGATGAAGGTTCCTCCGGTGCTATCGCTGCCTGGAATGGCCTCAGACACGATGACGGAGGTGTTCGGCCCGTCGAACGTCGCGGATACGACGGTCAGTTCTGTGTCGTCCTGTGTCCCGTCCGAGGTTCCTGTAATGGTGATCTTGTCGCCTGCCTGCAGGTCGGAGGCGTCCCCCGTCACTTGCAAGGTCTTGGTCAGGACGGTAATACTCACCAGAGAGTAATTCCCTTGGACGAGAGCCGTAGTCAAGGGCCCTCCTGATGCGTAATTGTCCTGGTAGCCGATCAGTTGATAGGAGGAGCCGTTCATGGACCCATAGATCATCGAGCCGGTAACTTGCCCGTGGGCTCGGATGCGAAAGACCTCAATTGAGGGGCCGGAGTCCGAAGGCTCGGTGGTCTCTCTAAAGGTAAAGGCGGTGTCCTTTTCGGCATCCTCGGAGCCCCCTTGAGGCTCTGGCGGCACCGGAGGCGTCAGGGAGGACGGGTCGATGCCGTAGAGGTCTTGGACACATTCCAGTTCCACGCGACTGCTGAGAGGGTCGAGTTTCTTGCTTACTATCCGCAACTGCCCTATGTCGGGCAGCGATACGACCTGACCCGGACAGACCGCCCGGATGCCGCGAGTGCAGGTGATCTTGAGTCGGGACATGTTGGCGTGATCTTCGGCGGCTCGGCGGTCGGCAATCTTAACGGCTACTTCCCGATCTGTTACCGAGGAGAGGTCTACTTGATGGGTGCGGGGCGAGCCGACGCAGACACCATCGTTGTCGTTGACTATATCGGCTTGATCGTAGTTCAAGGAGCGGTCCAGGTACATATAGATGATGCGAGAGGCTTCTTGAGGCCCCAAGGCGGATTTGATCTCAATTTGATCTAGCTGGCATACACTCTCATCGAGTTCGGGCACTGCTTCGGTTACGGGGCGAATGGACAGGAATTTCAGGAAGTGAGCCGCTTGGGGGATGAACACTCCGGCATCTTGCATGATCTCGGCAATCTTCTTGATGGCCGCCGTACCGTCCTGGGCAAAGAGGTTCATGGGCAGGTGCTCGGTCTCGCACAGCACCCCGAACGCTTCCAAGGAGATGCTGTCTACGTAGGAGTGCGACAGGCCCACGCCGTGAGGGTAGGGGGCGGTAAGCAGTTGAAACAGGGCATGGGCTGGGTTGATGCCGGTACTGGTGCCGTTATCGAGCCATTGACTGCTTTGGGAGAGGGGAGTATAGCCCGCACAAACCTCTATTTCGTATTCTAACACAGGCCAGATAGCGGAGGTGCCCAGCACCTTGTTTCGCCATTCGATGTAGCACATGTACGGCCAGCGAGAGGACACCCCTACGCGGCCTGCGTCGCCCAGGTAGGTATTGATCGGCTGGTCGGATTCTCCCCAATAGATAACAAAGGAGCCTCGGCTGTGAGGCAGCGTGATAAGGGAGCCGGAAGGCGTCGTAGTCGAGTCCAGGGGAGCAGGCAGGATGTTCTTGCCGTTGAGGTATATCTTGTGCAGTTTACGGGCGGGGCCGACACAGAGCAGGTGCATGGCTCGTTCATAGTACGTCGTCTTGCCGCTGGAACTGGTCTGTGTTCGACGATTTCCGGCCCAGGCGACTACAGGCCCTACGCGACGGGTGCCGATGACGAGCGGGATATAAGAGCCTCTTTCTGAGAGGGTGGTAGGCTTGGTATCTCGCAAGGTTTTGGGCTTGTTGCTCTTGGCGTAGAGGTACGAGGCGGTGTAGGCAAGGGCTATTGCGACGGCGGTAACGATTATTTGGGCAGCCATGTTGCTTTCTCCTGGATTTTCCAAGCTCTTTGTATATTGGTCAGGGCGCTGAAGCCGGTTTGGACGACGCCCACGCTCTCCACCGCGTGCCATGCCGTGTAAGGGGCGGTGCCGACTATGAAAACGTGTCCGGGGCCTTTGCCGATTCGCTTTACGGCAATATCGCCTGGTTCCAGGGCTTGTACCGGCCCTCTGAGCACTTGGTGAGGGAATCGGCGGCACAGGTGCTTGACGGTGCGGAACGCCTCTCTAGGGGCATGGACGGCCAGCGAGGAGGGATGGCGAGGTACGGGCACTTGCAGACCGAAGAGTTCGCTAAGGACTCCGGCCACAAAATGCACACAGTCCACGCCGACGCCCTTGCAGGACTGGCCCGGCATGTAGGGAGTGCCTTCCCATGATCTCAAGACGGACTGCAGGCGAGCAGTTACGCGGTCTCGAACAGGGGATTGTAGGAGGGGATCGCTAATCCCACGCCAGAGAAATGTTCGATGTTGTTCCATTTGTTCGCACAGGTACTTGCTGATTTGTCACAGCCGGGGGTGACTTCTACGGTTTGCCCTATCCACTCTATCGGGGCGGGCTGTACGAGTTCCAAGACGTTTCCGGTAGGCTGTTCACGGACCATAATAGATAGACCATCGCGGGAAACAAAGCCCTTACGCCAGTGCTGT